GAAGAATTTGGAGAAGTTGCGGCTTTCATACCACCAACTTTACCTACAACAAGCACTACAACTACATAATGACTTACGGCATATATCCTAATAGCAGTCCTGAGTTTCGTACTTTACAAAAAGCAGACGGAACAATAGAAATGCAAGTTCGTTACATTAACAAGCCAATGAATTACACGGGATTATGGATGCCAGTAAATACTGTGCAAGAAACAACTGAAAGCGAGAAATAATGTTTTTAATTACATGGATGTTTGACAAACTTGGTTATATGCCAAAGATTGATATGCAGATTGGTAAAGTCAATATTGAAGCGGCATGGCCTTTTCCAGTTGGCGAAGAAGAAAAACCTAAAGCTACCGTAAAAAAACGTAAGCCCGTTGTTAAAAAAGCTACAACTGTTGCTAAAAAGGCGAAATAAAGTGAATCATGGCGGATCCTTATGGAATATCCGAAGGAGTAAAGGCTCTTAGCGGAAGCCTAGATGCAAGTCGGGAGGCTAGTAAAGGGCTGTCTAAAAGTATAGAAGCGGCACAACATGATGCAACAGAAGTAGCCCAGAAGCAAGCTAATGAACGAATTAGGGCAAGACGAGAAGCAGAGTTTAAGAAAGAAAAAGCATTAATCAAGGCTTTAGAATCTTGGAAGCATAAGAAGCAAATCTCCGATGAGGAGGCAAAACTAAAAATTGATTTTGTTAAAAAGCACGGTGCTAAAGAATGGGAAGCGGTGTTAAAAATTAAACTGGATATTGAAAACCTTCAACGCAAAGACAACGAAGAATACCAGCACGATTTAAAAGCGGTTAGGCGGGTACAATTTTATTGCTTTGCAGCAGCAGCCGTAATTGCGTGGTATTTAACTTGGGGTTATAAATATTAAAGGATAACTATGTTTGGAATTGACGATATTATCGGCGTAGGAATGAAAATACTGGATAAGGTTATCCCCGACCCAGTTGCAAAAGCCGAAGCACAAGCCAAATTGGTAGAACTACAACAACAAGGAAGGCTAGCAGAGTTAGCAGCTGATACGGCAGAAGCTCAAGAATTGACCAAGCGACAAGAAGCAGATATGAGCTCAGATAGTTGGCTATCGAAAAACATTCGTCCCATGACATTGATTGCTATCCTTATAGGTTATTTTGTGTTTGCGATGATGTCTGCATTTGACCTTAATACTAACAAAACTTACGTAGAATTGCTAGGTCAATGGGGTATGTTAATTATGTCGTTTTATTTTGGTGGGCGTACCCTTGAGAAGATTATGGATATGAAAAAAGGTAGAGATGAGTCTAAGTAATGCCCTAACCGTTCTTGGTATTGACCCTAAATGGGAGGAGCCTTTGCAGGTTGCTTTTAATAAATATGAAATCAATACACCAAAGCGTCAAGCAGCGTTTATTGGTCAGTGTGCTCATGAGTCTGGTAATTTCAAGACTTTGCAAGAAAACCTTAATTACAGCGCTGAAGGGCTAATGAAGACTTGGCCTTCTAGATTTTCTGATTTGCAAACCGCCAACCAATACGCACGACAACCGGCTAAAATTGCAGGTAAGGTATACAACGGACGTTTAGGCAATACTAGCGAAGAAGAAGCTGCTAAATATTTAGGCAGGGGTCTGATCCAGTTAACAGGCAAAGAGAATTATGAGCGATGTGGAAGTGCGATTGGCATTGACCTTATTAATGAACCTACTCTTTTGGTTGAGCCTAATCATGCTGCTATGTCTGCCGGGTGGTTCTGGAACAAAAAAGGACTAAACGAATTGGCTGATTCTCAAGAACATGGTCAAATAACTAAACGTATTAACGGCGGTCTTATCGGTTTAGATGACAGAATTGTCAAAACTACTAAAGCACTTGCAGCACTAGGATAACCTATGCCATTACAAAAACTAGTCTTTAAGCCCGGTATTAATAAAGAGGGCACAAACTACACCAATGAAGGTGGTTGGTTTGACTGCGACAAAGTACGCTTTCGTTCTGGTAACGCAGAAAAGATTGGTGGTTGGACACGTCTTTCTGACAATACGTTTGTAGGAATTTGTCGGGCTCTTTGGAACTGGGGAACACTAGCTGGCGCAAACTTATTAGGCGTAGGCACAAGCAAAAAATACTACGTAGAACAAGGTGGTACTTACAACGACATTACCCCATTATTGCTAAACAGCAGTGGCAGCACAACTACTACATTAGGAGCCAGTCCTTTAAGCACAGTAAACGGCTCTGCTACAGTAACAGTAAACGATGCAGTTAGTGGTATTTCTCCTAGTATTGGAGACTATGTTATTTTTACTAGCACCGCGGCTGTTGGCGGTTTATTTATTTCTGGTGAATATGTAGTAACAAAAGTTAACAGTATCTTACAATACGAAATAACAGCCAGCACAACCGCAACTTCAACTGCATCAGGTGGTGGAACCGTAACTGTTAAATACGAGTATCCAATAGGCGGCGACACTTATACTACAAGTACTGGATGGGGTGCAGGAAGTTGGTCTCCAACAGATACCGTTGCTTTAGCTCCAAATCCCTTTGCAATTGCTGGGGGTAGTACTACTGTTACTGTAACGCAAGCAGCCCACGGATACCTTAAAACTGCAGGCGCTTTTACCGTAGGCGCACAATATAAGATTGTGGCAATAGGTTCTACAGACTTTACGCTTATTGGCGCTTCTGCTAATACGGTTGGAACAATATTTACTGCAACGGGTGTAGGTACTGGTTCTGGTACAGCTTCTATTGTATGGGTGGCTTTTTTAGGTGCTATAGATACGCTAACAACACCAACGGTTTATGGCTTTAGCCCCGGCACTTACGGGTTTCGTACTGGTACTTATGGTATGTTTGGGCATGGTCTTGAGCCAGCGATTCCAGCTACCTTTATAAATGGTAGAGCGTTTGAGATTACTTATGTTGATGCTAATACCTATACGATAACTGTTGTTGCAGCTGCGCCTTATGGTGGGGTTGGTGGCGGCAATTCTGTTGTTGCTTACCCAGAATTTGGTATCCGTCCTTGGGGTTCTGCGGCTGATGTAGGTGTTGCACAACAACTTCGTTTATGGACTAACGATAACTTTGGTCAAGATTTAGTTATTGCCCCTCGTGGCGGTGGTATTTATTATTGGGCAGCAGCTTCTGGTGTTACTGTTAGAGCCGTTCTTTTAAATACATTATCTACGTCAAAAGGCTACTCAGGGCAGTTTGTACCAAATACAATTAATCAAATTCTTGGTTCAGCTATTCAGCGTTTTGTTATAGCCTTTGGTGCTAACCCATACGACCCTACAAATTCTAGTACTACCTTTGATCCGCTACTAGTTCGTTGGTCCGATCAAGATAATCCTTATCAATGGGTTCCTTCAGTAACAAATCAGTCGGGTGAATTTCGCCTTAATATTGGTTCTTTTATTGTTTGTGCCCGCTCAACTCGTCAAGAGATATTGGTTTGGACTGATGCCGCTATTTATTCTATGCAATACCTTGGACCTCCTTATGTTTGGGGTTTCCAGTTGTTGCAAGACAACATTTCTATTATGGGTCCTAATTCTTCTATTACAGTTAACAACGTAACTTACTGGATGGGCACTGACAAATTCTACCGCTATACTGGTCGTGTAGAAACGCTTCAATGTACATTACGCCAGTACGTATATCAAGACATTAATCAAAACCAAAACTTCCAAGTGTACGCAGGTAGCGTAGAAGGATATAACGAGATTTGGTGGTTCTATTGTTCTGCTAATAGTGATGAAGTTGACCGCTATGTTATTTACAACTACGTAGATAATGTTTGGTATTACGGTAATATGAGCCGCACTGCTTGGTTAGATTCTGGTTTACGTACATATCCAATGGGTGCCGACACTGTTAACTACCGAATTCTTTACCATGAGAACGGTGTGGACGACGCATCAGGGTTAACCCCAGTGCCTATTACTTCTTATGTTCAGTCATCTGATTTTGATATTGGGGATGGCTTAAACTTTGGGTTTGTGTGGAGAATATTGCCAGATTTAACATTTAACGGTTCTACATCAGGTGTACCGCAAGTAACTATGGTGGTATTACCCCGTCAAAATGCTGGTACTCCTTATGGAATGCCTAATGCCCCAGTAGTAGCAAGTACTCAAAACTACAATACTAGACACACATATAATGTTCAACAGTTTGACGGACAGGTGTATACCCGCATAAGAGGTAGGCAGATGGCATATAGAATTGAGTCTACTGGTCTAGGCGTTGCTTGGCAGATGGGCTACCCACGTATTGATATAAGACCAGACGGACGCAGATAATGGCATATAACGCTCCTTTACGCACTCCAAAAGCGCCCAACCTGCCTAATGCACCGATGGAAGGGTATGACTCTGGATATTTTGACCAATACTCCAATGTACTGCGTCTTTACTTTAACCAGATTGATAACTTTACCCAAGCGGCTGCTATACCGCTTTCTGGGACTACAGCGGAAAGACCTGTAAGTACTGTGCAAGTATCATTAGCAGTAGGGCAGATTTATTACGATACTACGTTGGACAGACCAATTTGGTGGAACGGCACAGTCTGGAAAAAGGCTGATGGAACAACGGTTTAATATGATAAAATCAACACAATTCCCTTTTAAGAGGCCCCTATGAGCATTCTAATGTACTTTAATAAACACCATGGGTGGTATGATGGAAAACGTACGCCGTTTACCGGAGCTGAAGAAGCCGCCGCTGTACCCCTAGTATTAGAAGCTATTGAAGGTGGAACCGTTGCTGAAGGTGCTGCCGCTGGCGCTACCGTTGCTGAAGGCGGCGCTTTTGTTCCTTCTGCTGGTGCTAGCTTTCTTATACCTGAAGGTGCTGCATATGGGGTAGGTGCTGGTGAAGGCGCTGCTTATGCTGGTAGCGAAATTGCTACTGAACAGGCTGCTCAAGAAGCCGCTAGGCAAGCCGCTATACAAAATGCAGGTAATTCTCAATTAGCTAATGTTCCTGCAAATCAATTCGCTAGTGGTCCAGCTACTTCTGACGTTGGAGGCTTTCAATCTCAACAAGAATTAGTAAATCAAATTGCAAACGCAACTCCTAACCAGATGGTGCCTAATAACCCATTGCCGCCTGGCTACGAAAATCTTGCCTCAAATGCCCCTGCAAGTTCTGCAATAGGTTCAGGCGGCGGAACTTTTGGTATAAATGCTGCACCTACTGCTGGGACTTACGGTGTAGCTGGATCGCAAGTACCAACTTTAACAACAGGATTAGGTGCAACAGCTGCGCCTGGTGTTGGGATCGGTTCATTTATGCCGTCCGCAAACCAAGTAATGGTAGGCGGTGGTTTGTATTATTTAAATAGTTTAATGAATCAAGATAGAAACAGATATGGTGTTCCAGCAGCAGAAAAATATAATGGTCCTTTAAATAAAATGAGTTATGATCCAAACACTTACCAATATAATGCTCCAGTAAATAGACAATACACTCCAAATTATAATGGGTATGCTCGCACTGGCTACGCAGAAGGTGGTATTACTGATATAGACCAAAATGAAAACTACGCAAAGGGCGGCATTGCTGGGCTTTTAAAAGGTCGTGGTGATGGAATGAGTGATAGTATCCAAGCTACAATTGCAGATAAACAACCAGCTCGTTTGGCTGATGGAGAATTTGTCGTCCCTGCCGATGTGGTATCTCATCTAGGTAATGGTTCTACAGACGCTGGCGCAAAGCATTTATATAAGATGATGGACAAAGTACGTCATGCTCGTACTGGTTCAAAAAAACAAGGTAAACAAATTAAAGCTGGAGGCTACCTGCCAATAAAATGACTATATCAATTAAATACGTGCCCTTGGCTAATGTAGACCAAACATGGGAATTTATAGAAAAATACGTTGAATCCACAATACCTTTTAATGGCGGGGATTATACGATAGATCAAATAAGATTGTATTTAAACACAGGACAATGGTTATTAATTGTGGCGGTAAATGAAAGCAATAAAATACTTGGGGCAGCTGGGGTTAGTTTTGTTAACTTCCCTAACTATAGGGCTGGTTATGTTAATTTCATGGCAGGTAAGTTAATTTGCAGTAAAGCAACATATGAAGAGTTTTGTGCCATATTAAAAAGTAATGGCGCTACAAGAGTAAGAGGTGCAGCTAGAGATTCAGCAGCTAGGCTGTATGCTAAATTTGGATTAAAGGAACGCTACAAAATTGTAGAGGCTAAAATATGAGTATTCTAAGATACAAACAAAAATTACTTGCCGATGGCGGCGTTGCACGTACTGGTGGAGGTGGCTCTGGCGGGGGTGGACAATCTGCTCCTACTCAATCAACTACTCAAACCTCCAACATTCCTGAGTACGCTCGTCCCTACGTAGAGACCATGCTGGGTACTACTCAACAACAAATTTATAATTACGATTCAAACGGGAATGTAACAA